CAACAGCAAATGCACCAGATACAGGAAAGTCAGTTGTTCTTTCTAAAGCTATTCCTCTGGTAATAACAACAGTCGATCCACCACTTGCACCTGTAACAGACATAGAAATAGAACCAGTAGAACCATCACCACCTGTTACAGAGTAGTGAGTGGTAAGCGTTTTCTTTGTACCATCAACATAAACATTTAAATCTGCATCTGCAAAAAATTCAAATGAAACTGTAAATGATGTTTGTGTTGCTCCCTCTGAAACAGAATACGAAACTCGAGGGGTATTATCTGATACACTTATTGTCATAGCTTAATCCACATTCCTATCTATTGAGTTGCTAATATCATACACATACTGTTTCCACCAAGGGATTCGTGCAAAAGGTAGTTGCCTCATTAGACCTTTAAGTGCATTTCCCCTATCACCTTCTATAAATTGATACGCACCTTCTGAATAATCTAGTTCCTTATCAAAAGCAAGTTCAAATGAGTTATTTGCAAAATCAAAGAAATAAGATGGCCCTGCTCCTGACAAGCCAATTACGTTTTCTAAACCTCTATCATCAACATTATATTTAGGTTTTAATAATCCACCACTTATATCAGGACCACCTACACCTAAAGATGTGTGCATAGCTTCATAATATAATCCTGAATATAAAGGCATAATTCCTGAATAATCAAAAGATCGCATCATTTTATCATTTGTTTCTAGTTTATCCCAAACATAACCTCCACCAAAAACATTTGTTCTTAAATAATTACCATAATATGCTAACCCCATTGCTGTTGCAGCAGCCATAGCTCTATTCTTACCTTGTCCAGATGAAAAAGCATTCTGTACTTTATTTACAGAAGCTAAAGAATAAGAATAAAATTGAAATGGTAATCCAAGAAAAGCATTTTCTAATCGTGCATAGCCTTTAACTCTAGCATCTTCTTTAAGTCCAGGAAAAAATCTAGCGTATTTCATTTTTAAATGCACAACACCATCAACTAATATTGGTTTATCAGCAGGAGTACCCATCATAATAGTATTCATTACATTAGAAGCATGAGCAGAACGAAACTTTTGTGTTAATAAATCATCTGTCCAAGCTTCTGTATTAGCAAAATACAAACCTCGATCAGAAACCTCTATAGTTTTTTCATCAACTAATTTTTTTATTTTACGAGCATCAACACCATCAATACCATACACAGATAAGTACGTTCGTTCCGATGCTGTTGCTGTTTTATTAGCAAGCTTTAACGCTGTATCAATAATTGTATGCTGAGAAGTAATACCTGACCATTGTTTTAAAGCATTTGTAATTGGTGCTAAACCATTTAAAGTATAAAAAGCGTTTCTTGTTGCATTACCTGCTCTTTCCCAAGCACCAGATGCTAAAGGATTAATAGTAACATCATCAACTAATCTCATGTGTGTTGTGCCAAGAATAATATCTAAAGCCTCACCTGATAATATTATTTCTCTAGCTTGCCGACCTGCTGTTTGACCTTTAATTGCTGCCTCTACACCTGTCA